TCAGGCTGACATTCAGGGAAAGTTGGATCAACAGCGCAGGGACTTTGACAACCGTTTCCCGGCCTATTACACGAAGACTGAGGCTAACGATATCTTTCTTGAAGACCCTAAACTCACTGAGGGTGTTGTTATTGGTTCGTCGAATGCAACTATTGAAGCAAGCCGCTGGACTGAGACTCTGTGTCGTGAATTGGGACTTAACCCTAATGTGTACGCAATTGGTGGCGGCGGGTTTACTTCGACGTCTGACAATAATTTCCTGACACAGTTGGATAATGCCAAGCAAGGAATGTCTGAGGACAAGCGGCGGCGCACTAAATACTTGTTTGTGATCGACTTGCTGAATGATATTCGGGCACAGAATTCCGTGAGCGATAAGGCGTCAACATTTT